TATCAGGAACTCCGCAGGATGGGGCTTCTAGTGCAAGAGTTCACTCCACACCGTGGCACTGGGGACAAGACTGCCCGACTCAATTCTGTAGCTGACATAGTGATGTCCGGTTTGTGTTGGGTTCCACGAACACGTTGGGCCGAAGAAGTAGTTGAGGAGATTGCGGGATTCCCGTTTATGGGCCATGATGACCTTGTTGACTCAACTGTAATGGCCCTGATGCGTTTCAGACAGGGTGGGTTTATCCGGTTGCCGAGCGACGAGCAGGAGCCGGAGCGGTACTTCAAACAAAGGCACGGCGGGTACTATTGATGTTGGACGCGGATTCGGGGAAATGGATACTTAAAAAGTTATCGTTGTCTACTCCAGAAGTGAAAGAAATGGCAGCGACAAGATTAAGAATTTGTGAGATATGCCCGGAGCTAACACCGAAACTAAACAGATGTAAGAAATGTGGGTGTGTAATGCCCATTAAAGTATTTTTTAAAAGTTCTTCATGCCCATTAAAGAAGTGGGAAGCAGAGAAATAATATGGCTATTGAACGAAGCGTATACCAAGCCCCTGAAGGTTTGGAAGATGAAATGATAGAAGATTCCGAGATGGAAATAACCGTCGTTGATCCAGAAATGGTGACTCTGGATGACGGCAGCGTAGAGATTACGTTAATGCCGGAGTCTGGCCTTGAAGACACTATGGGTGCGCCGTTCGATGCAAACTTAGCAGAATACTTAGGCGACAGAGAATTAAGTCTCCTATCTAATGATCTCCTTGGGTACGTTAGCGCTGATACAAATAGCCGCAAAGAGTGGGCTGATACTTTTGTCAAGGGCTTGGAAGTGCTCGGATTTAAGTATGAGGAACGGACAGAGCCATGGGATGACGCTTGCGGTGTGTATAGTACCGTGCTGTCCGAAGCCGCCATACGTTTTCAAGCCGAGGCTATGAGTGAGACGTTCCCTGCTTCTGGCCCCGTCAAGACCAAAATTTTAGGTGAAGTAACACGCGAGAAGGAAGAAGCAGCAGAGCGTGTTCGTGCCGACATGAATTATGAGCTTACAGAGGTGATGGTGGAGTATCGTCCTGAGCACGAACGACTCCTCTATAGCCTTGGTCTTGCAGGGTCAGCTTTTAAAAAGGTCTACTACGATCCGAATTTAGGCCGTCAGGTTGCGGTGTATATCCCAGCCGAAGACGTTATTGTCCCGTACGGTGCGTCTAACATAGAAACAGCAGAACGTGTTACCCACGTTATGCGTAAGACTAAGAACGAGTTGACCAAGCTACAGGCTGCGGGCTTTTACCGTGACATAGAACTTGGTGAGCCGCAGTCATTCTTTACTGATATAGAAGAAAAGAAAGCGGAAGAAGGTGGCTTTAGTCTAACCTCTGATGACCGCTACTGTATTTGTGAAGTACACGCAGACCTGATTATAGACGGCGTGGATGAGGAAGAAGGCGATGAGACTATGCAAATCGCCAAGCCTTACGTCGTAACTATTGAACAGGGTACTGGGGAAGTTCTTGCTATACGCCGTAACTGGAACCCCGATGACCCGTTGATGCTAAAGCGTCAACACTTTGTACACTATGTTTACGTACCGGGATTTGGTTTTTATGGTCTTGGTTTGATACACATCGTAGGGGGGTACGCACGTGCGGGCACCTCGCTCATTCGCCAGCTTGTTGATGCTGGTACGTTGTCAAATCTACCGGGCGGCTTGAAGTCTCGCGGCCTGCGTGTGAAAGGTGACGATACACCGATTGGCCCCGGTGAGTTCCGTGATGTGGATGTGCCTAGTGGTTCCATCCGCGACAACATCATGCCGCTACCATATAAAGAGCCTTCCCAGACCCTACTGGCGTTGTTGAACCGTATTACTGAAGAAGGTCGTCGTCTGGGTGCAATCTCAGACATGAATATCAGTGATATGAGCGCCAACGCGCCAGTAGGGACTACTCTTGCTCTGCTGGAGCGCACACTCAAGCCGATGGCTGCGGTACAAGCTCGTGTTCATTACGCGATGAAACAGGAGTTCAAATTACTGCGGGCGATCATTTCTGAGTATGCACCAGAAGAATATGGGTATGTCCCCAACCGTGGTGAACCCCGCGCTAGGCAGATGGATTATGCGATTACTGATGTAATCCCTGTAAGCGACCCCAACAATACTACGTTGGCCCAGCGTGTGGTTCAGTACCAAGCCGTGTTGCAGATGGCGCAACAGGCACCGCAGATATACGACCTCCCCCAGCTACACCGCCAAATGATCGAAGTTCTTGGAATAAAGAATGCTGAGAAACTTGTACCGACAAGCGATGACTTACCTCCGGTTGACCCAGTAAGTGAAAACATGAACGCGCTGGTTGGTAAGCCCATGAAGGCGTTTATCTACCAAGACCATCAGGCGCATATCGCTACTCACCAGTCATTTATGCAAGACCCACAGATTGCCGCGATGATTGGACAAAACCCAGCGGCCCAGCAGATTATGGGATCACTGCAAGCGCATATAGCCGAGCACATGGCGTTTGAATATCGTCGCCAGATAGAAGAAAAACTGGGTGCTCCGCTGCCCGCGCCTAACGAGGAGTTACCGGAAGATATTGAAGTGCTTCTCGCTCAGACTATGGCACAGGCAAGTACACAGTTGACCCAACAGAAACAGGCAGAAGCGGCGCAACAGGCAGCACAACAGCAAGCCCAAGACCCGGTAATCCAGATGCAACAGCAAGAACTAGCTATTAAACAGGCTGAAATACAGCGCAAAGCACAGAAAGACCAAGCAGACGCGCAGATAGCAGCGGCTAAACTACAGCTTGAGGAGAAGAAAGCAAACACTACCATGTCTCTTGAAGCAAGCCGTATAGCCGCGCAGACAGACCAAGCCAATGCCAAACGGGACTTGGATGAAGCTAAAGCACTTATTGACTTAGCAAAAACCCAGCAGGTGAACAGAGGTGGCTAAAAAAGCAGAACGCAATACCTATGAAATGTTGCAGGAAGGTAAAAGTGTCAAAGGCACATCTATTGGTGGCGGTGCAACTAAAAGAAGCACAATGAGTAAAGACCAGAAGCGTAATTACAAGAAGTACAAGGGCCAAGGTAGGTAGTTTTGTACGTTGAACCACAGAACAGGAAATGTAAAAACTGCGAAGTAGTAAAGCCGTTAGACGCGTTTGAACCACAACGTCGAATATGCAGAGTATGTAAAGAAATAAAAGCTCGTATAAAGCAGTCCTCCACACCAGAAGGTTTTTTAACTTCTTTATACACACACGCTAAATACACATACACAAGCAGGAAACACAATAGAAGTCACCCGAACAAAACGGATTTTGCGATTACAAAACAAGATTTAATTGACTTGTGGTATAAACAGAACGGTAGGTGTGCAATATCTGGTGTTGTGATGACCCACCATAAAGACGGTGGTGGGCGAAAAGATTTTAACGCAAGCATAGACCGGATAATTCCACACGAAGCCTATACGCCAGAAAACATACAGTTGGTTGCTGGAAGAATTAATTTTATAAAACACGAGCTTCCGGAAGATTTATTACATTGGTGGGTACGCACAATATACGAACATCAAAAGTTTGGGGAGAAACCTAGCGATAATGGCGAAGACAGTATTTGAGGTATTAAGAGAAAAACTACAAGAGCAGCAGCGCTCTTGTGAAGAATCCTTGGTAGCTGGGTCAGCTAAAGACTATGCCCAGTACCGTGAGATTTGCGGGGTGATACGAGGTCTAACCTCCGCAATACGAGAAATTGAAGACCTCTCGCGAAACTTTTTGGAAGACGAAGATGACTGAAATGACTGCGTTAGAACAGAAACGTAAGCTAAAGATAGAGGAGCAGGAAGCACAGGAAGTGGTTTTAGAGGAACAAATACCTAAACCCGTCGGGTATAGGATTCTAATTGCCCTACCAAACATTGAAGAAACTTATGGTGAAAGCGGCCTTCTGAAGTCCGAAAAGACCATGCGGGATGAGTATATCCTGTCAATGATTGGGGTAGTTCTGGACATGGGCGAGCAAGCATACAGCGATACAGACAGGTTCCCCACTGGCCCATGGTGTGAACGGGGTAATTATGTGATGTTTCGGGCTAATAGCGGTACAAGATTTAGGGTCGGCAAGCAGGAATATCGCCTAATAAACGATGATTCTGTGGAAGCCGTTGTCGATGATCCGAGTAAAGTTACTCGTGCGTGAGGTATAAAATATGGCTATGCAGCAGGTAGGGTATGAGTTTCCTGACGAAAAAGCAGAAAACTTAACAGAAATAGAAATTAAAGCGGATGACGAGGTTGATACTAATATAGATGTTGAACCAGCCGTTGGACGTGAAACTATACAACAGAAACCAAAATCTGTTAAAAATCAAAAAGATACAGAAAGTCTCCAAGCTGGAGAAGTCGAAATTGAAATTGAAGACGACACCCCAGTTGAAGACAGGGGTAGAACTCCGTCTGAGCCGCCAGCAGAAGTTACTGACGACGAGTTAGAAAACTACTCCGAAAAAGTCAAAAAGCGTATCCAGCACTTCAGCAAGGGCTACCATGACGAGCGTAGGGCTAAAGAACAGGCACTGCGCGAGCGTGAGGCCGTCGAATCTTACGCTAAACAGTTGATTGAAGAGAACAACCGGTTGAAGCAGGACGGGGTAAAAAGTCAGAATGCTTTGATTGAATCAGCTAAAAGGCAGGTAGAAGCTGAAATGCTGGCCGCTAAACGTGCCTATAAAGATGCGTACGAAAGCGGAGAATCTGATGCTATTTTGGAAGCCCAGCAGCAACTAAACAATGCACAGATACGTATGGAAAGAGTTTCTAGTTTTAAACCTGAAAAAGTGAAAAAAGAAACTCCTTTACAATCAGATAGTAATAGAGTACAACAGCAAGTACAGGCACCCCAAGAACAGCAAATTGCTAGGGATGTCAAAGCCGAAGCATGGCGCGATGAGAACCCGTGGTTTGGCTCTGACGATGAAATGACCGCTTTTGCGTTGGGGTACCATAACAAATTAGTCAAAGAGGGGGTTGACCCCCAATCTGACGATTACTACGAGAAGATAAATTCTCGTATGCGGAAAGTATTCCCGAATCAATTTGATGACGGGATAGATGAACCAGAGGAACCAAAAAAGAAGTCTAGCAATGTGGTTGCCCCCGCTACGCGGAGCACTTCACCTAACAAGGTGCGACTAACTCAATCACAAATTGCTATCGCGAAACGTCTTAACGTACCTTTGGATGTATACGCCAAACAGGTTGCACAATTAGCGAGGAATACATAATGGCTGAGAACAGACTCGATAGAGAGCTAAACACTCGTGAGAAGGTAACTAGGAAACGCTCATGGCGCAGGCCCGAGACGTTACCTACACCCGAACCGCAGGACGGTTGGGGCTTCAAGTGGGTTCGCGTAGCTACTCGTGGAAATGCTGATCCTACCAATGTAACCTCCAAACTACGTGAAGGCTGGGAGCCGGTTAGAGCTTCAGACCACCCTGAGATTGAACTTGCAGTTGTCGAAAACGAACGATTCAAGGACAACATCGTTATAGGCGGTCTAATGCTCTGCAAAGCCCCACAAGAACTTGTCGAGGAACGCAATGGTTATTATCAAGATCAAGCAAATAGCCAGATGCGCTCTGTAGACAATAACTTGATGCGCGAAAGCGATCCTAGGATGCCTATATTTAATGACAGGCGTTCCAAGGTGACTTTCGGAAAAGGTTAATCTAAGGAGTCTATCATGGCATCTTCCGCTACACCGTACGGGCTGAAACCCGTAAAGCGGGTTGATGGCTTACCCTATGCGGGTGCCGTCACTCACTACAAAATTGACCCTGCTGGGGTCGCCAACAACATCTTCTACGGCTCAATCGTGCAGTTGACTGCCGCTGGCTATGTAGAACTGGCTGATGGCACCGGCAAAGACATCACAACCAACAACTTCGGCGGTAGCGGAATTGGCGCTGCTGGCGTTTTTGTAGGTTGTGAGTATGTCGACAGCAATGGTCAGACACAGCACTCTCAATACTACCCTTCTGGCGCGTTGAACGCGGTAGCTTACATTGTCGATGATCCTAACGTACTGTTTCAGGCCCAGCTTGATGGTGTTAGTGGTCAGGATGATGTCGGTACTGTTACCGGTTTCCCCGCCGCTCAGAACGCTACCACTTCAGGCAACACCTCTACCGGTAACTCTACTATGGCACTCGATGCTACTGTACAGACTACCGTTGGTGGCTTGTTGATTATGGGTTTTGTATCACCTACTACTGATGCTTACCCAGACGTTCTGGTTAAATTCACCACTGGCGCACATCGTGTAACGATGAGCACCGGCGTCTAAGGAGTATTGACACATGGCTATTTCAAGAGCGCAACTTCTCAAGGAACTCCTGCCGGGTTTGAATGCCCTGTTCGGCCTTGAGTATCAGAAATATGGTGAAGAACACGCAGAGATTTTTGAAACAGAATCTTCTGACCGTTCTTTTGAAGAAGAAACCAAGCTGTCTGGCTTTGGTGCGGCCCCCGTCAAGAACGAAGGCTCTGCCATTGCTTATGACAATGCACAGGAAGCGTGGACTGCACGGTACAACCACGAGACAATTTCTATGGGCTTTTCAATCACTGAAGAAGCGATTGAAGACAACCTGTACGATTCACTGTCTTCACGTTATACCAAGGCTCTGGCTCGTGCTATGGCTTACACCAAGCAGGTTAAGGCTGCCGCTATTTTGAACAACGCGTTCAATAGCAGCTATACCTATGGTGACGGCGTAGAACTCTGTTCTACTGCTCACCCGCTGGTGTCTGGCGGCACTAACTCCAACGAGCCTGCTGTATCTGCTGACCTGAACGAAACTTCGCTCGAAGCTGCAATCATCCAGATTGCTGGCTGGACTGATGAGCGTGATTTGTTGGTTGCCGCTAAACCGCGTAAGCTGGTTGTTCCGCCCGATCTTCAGTTCGTTGCTGATCGTCTGCTGGAAACAGAAGGTCGCGTGGCTACTGCTGATAACGACATCAACGCTATCCGCAATATGGGCGCAATCCCGCAGGGTTACACTGTCAATCATTACCTGACAGACACAGATGCTTGGTTCTTGTTGACTGACGTACCGAACGGTCTGAAGCACTTCGTTCGTACTCCGATGTCTACATCAATGGACGCTGACTTTGATACCGGCAATAGCCGTTACAAAGCCCGTGAAAGGTACTCCTTCGGGGTATCTGATCCGTTGGGCATCTTCGGAAGCCCGGGCGCTTAATGAATTAGGGGGGCTTGTCCCCCCTTTTTCTTTTCTATACACTAAACCAACTTAGGGCACCAATTAGTTTCGTAGACAGGTATTTGCCCTCCTGACGTTGCACAGACTACGAAACAAAACCTTGTGCAAGAGGTAATTCCAATGGCTTCAACCACTTTTTCTGGGCCGGTAACAAGCACTAATGGCTTTGTCGGCGACATTAAAGTTTCAACTTACACTGTAGCTACCCTTCCAGCCGCCGCTTCTGCTAATGAAGGTACTGTTCTATATGCTTCAGACGCTCTTAAGGCTTCTGAAACAACAGGTAACGGTACTGGCAACCTCGTATTTTCCGATGGTTCCAACTGGATTCGCGTAGATACTGGCGCAACTGCATCTGCTTAATGGGGTGACTTATGCCAAGTTCTGATGTTTCCAGTAAGCGAGTTACGGGAACGGGTTCTCTGGCTGTTGGCCCTGCGCGTGTAAGACAAGTACAAGTTCTTACTAGTGCTGGTGCTGGCAGGCTTACTATTACTGATGGTAATGGTGGAGCAACCCTGCTGGATTTAGACTTTCTGGCTTCTGACTCCCACTCTGTCAATATTCCTGACAATGGGGTTCGGTTTGCTACAGATGTCTACATAACTGCGCTTACCAATATAACTGCTATGACGGTGTTTTATAGCTAGGAGATTCTTATGCGTCGCTATTTTAAGGCTGGCGGTAAGGTCGACAAGAAAGCTATGTCTTGTAATAAGCCAAGGCGTACTCCCAGCCACCCAAAAA